TCGGAGTGCTCAAAAAGCGGTGGATTATGCGAGAGACCCTGTAAAAGCCAACGCTATTAAACGCGATTGGTATGCTAGAAATGTAGAAAAAGTTAGGGAACAAGATAAGATACGAGGGGAAAGATACAGGGCAAAACCAGAAAAACGCGAATTACTTGCGAAAGCTGGAAAGAGATGGAAAGCCGCGAATCCAGAAAAAGCAAAAGCGTCCTCTAAAAAACGCGCAGGAGAATTAACTGACGCTTATGTAAACCAGTTGCTGTGTGCCCATACGGGTGGAAAATATATATCTAAATCAAAATGGCCTGAGATACCCCCTGAGTTGATAGAAGTTAAACGTGCTCAACTTAAGCTGTTGCATAGAATTAAAGGTAGAGGGTAAAAAACGTTAATGGAAATAATTGATAACAAAGCGTTGGTTATTAAAACACGTCGTCCACATCTCATTACGCAGCGAATTGAAAAGAGTGCTGTCGTTGATGAAAGTGACGGGCTGTATGATGTAGCTGTTAGCTGGGGACTTAAGGAAGCACAAACCCTCGTTAAGCTACGTATTGCCAACATCCCGTCCACTATGAACAGAGACTATACCTGGACAGGCAAGCTCACTCCTTTTGCTCACCAAAAAGAAACGTCTGCTTTCTTTACCCTGCACCCCAAATCTTTTTGTTTCAACGAACAGGGCACAGGTAAAACAGCTAGTGTTATATGGGCGGCTGACTATTTAATGAAACGTGGAGACATCAAGCGCGTTCTTATTCTATGCCCTTTGTCGATTATGAAATCAGCATGGCAACAGGACTTGTTTAAATTTGCGATGCACCGCACTTGTTCGATTGCTTACGGGGATGCTAAAGCCCGTACTAAAATAATTAACGCAGGTGCAGAATTTGTAATCATTAATTATGACGGGGTAGGTGTCGTAAAAGATGTAATTATAGATGCAGGGTTTGATATGGTTGTTGTTGATGAAGCCAGTGCCTATAAAAATGCGCAGACTGCCCGTTGGAAAATCCTCAAAAAAGTAACTGAAAAGATTTCCTGGGTATGGATGCTGACAGGTACTCCAGCAGCCCAATCTCCGGTGGATGCTTACGGCATGGCTAAACTAATTAACCCTGAAGGCACCCCTAAATATTTCGGGCAGTTTCGTGACCAAGTGATGCTCAAGGTATCCAAGTTTCGATGGGTGCCAAAGCCCAATGCAATCCAAACGGTGCATAAAGTTTTGCAACCTGCTATCCGGTTTGAAAGAGATCAGTGCCTGGACTTGCCTCCTGTCACCACTGTTCATCGTGAAGCCCCACTTACCCCTCAACAACGTAAGTACTACAAAATGCTTAAAAAACAAATGATGTTAACCGCTGCCGGTGAATCGGTAACAGCGGTCAATGCAGCCACCAATTTAAATAAGCTGCTCCAAATTTCAGGAGGTGCAGTCTATACCGACACCAGGGAAGTAATTGAGTTTGATGTACATAACCGACTAAATGTTGTTTTGGAAGTGATAGAGGAGTCTTCCCATAAAGTTCTAATTTTTATACCTTTTACCCATACCATTGAATTGCTTGATGAATTCCTGAAGAAAAACAATATCAGTTGTGAGATTATCAATGGGCGAGTTCGTCCTAATCGACGCAGTGATATAGTTAAAAAATTTCAAGAAGAAAAAGAGCCCTACGTCTTGTTAATCCAACCTCAAGCGGCAGCACATGGCCTGACATTAACCGCTGCAAATACCGTTGTTTGGTACGCTCCTGTTACTAGCGTAGAGGTATACCTTCAAGCTAATGCCCGCATCAATCGACCAGGGCAATATAATCCCATGACTGTGGTGCATATTCAGGGTAGCGAGGTGGAAAATAAGCTCTATTCCATGCTCCAAAACAACATCCTAAACCACTCCAAAATCATTGACCTCTATCGTCAAGAAATAAGTTCTTGACATTGTAAAGACCAAGGAATATCATCTCTGTTCCTTTTTCTTTACTGAGAGAGTGCGATGAAAAAAATACCTGATAACATGGGTAAAGTAGTGAACGCATATGTCAATCTGCGTACTCACATTCAAGAACTTGAACAAAAACATAAAGAAACCCTGGAAGACTTACGTGAACAACTTGAAACGGTTCATGACGACCTCCTCGAATTTTGTACTAGAGAAAACATTGACTCAATACGTACCCCCTTTGGCACACTTAGTCGCCGTGTTACTTCTTCTTTTTGGGTCACAGATTGGGAAGAAGTGTATAAGCTTATCGCCGAACACGAGGCCCCTTTCTTATTGGAAAAAAGAATTCACAATACCAACATGACTGCCTTCCTCAAGGACAATCCTGATACTGTAGTAGAGGGAATGCAATCCAGAAGTAAGTACCGCATTCAGGTAAGGAAGCCCACTAAGAAATGAATATCATACGTACCAAGATTGCGGATGGTGGTAAGCGTAATTTTTACATTGACGGGGAGTGTGTGACTTCTTTAGATTTTGTAATGTTGGGGGTAGCCCCTGTAGCCCGTGCCTATTGGGGTAAATATAAGGGACAACTTACATCCCTTTGTTGGTCACCCGATATTATACGTCCCCATCCCGATTCCCCTATCAAACAGGCAACACGCTGTATTGATTGTCCTCAAAACATTCAGGGATCAGGGGCGGCGAACACCAAGGCGTGTAAATTTTCACAAGTACTTGCAGTTTCTCCCCCTCCCTTCCAGGAACCCTTTCATTTCAAGGTCTATGGAATGTCCCTATTTATAAAAAGCGGAGAAGGGGAATTCAATTTGCGGGCTTACACCAAGTACTTGGACGAGAATGGTGAACGCAGTGATTCGATTTTAACCCATGCTTTCTTTACTTCACGTCCAGGAGGACAAGTAGTTTTCAAACCTGAACGACCTTTAACTGAGGATGAAAAAGAAGCAGTAAATAAGCTACAAACCCATGAAAACACTGAACATATAATTGCAAGTAAGACACATGCAGATTCTATAGGTTCCCGATTCGGGGTGGAAGATGGATTTATTTTTAACTTAAACTAAGCCGGAGAATATTATGGCAGAGAGCAATATCACAGATACCCATCACATAATTAAGCATGTGAAAGCTTCGTATCCAAGAATTAACCAGACCTACAAATTTGATCCGTCAGCGGGCAAAAAAGGCAAGAGCGTACCATGTGATCCGCTTGACCAGGGTGCCCGTTATGAACTTGATTTTATAATGGATAAAGATCAGGCAAAAGAACTCTACGGAGTTATGGCAGAAGCCTATTTAACTGCTCCTAAACGAGACAAGGAATGGCCTGAGAAGCTAGAGATGCCCTTTAAGCCTCAACAAGATGATGGTAAAAACACAGGAAACTTTATTGGGAAGGCTGTTATAAAAGGGGCGTACGACAATGAGCCAGTAGCAAAGCCGTCTGAGTACGACAGTAAAAAAAATGTGCTCCCTGAAGATTTTTTACTTACTACAGGAAGTACGGTGAACATTGCGGTTAAACTTGTACCCTATAACATGGCTCACACAGGTGTATCCTTACGCCTCCTGGGAGTCCAAATCCTTCACTATATCCCTTATATAGCCCCCTCTCCCTTTGGAGAAGAGGAAGGTTTTTCCTACCAATCTCCCACGCCAGACCAACCAACTGGTGGGGATATGTTTGGTACGGATATAAGTCCTGCTCCTGTTGAGGAAACCCCTCAAGAAACCCCCGAAGATGATATGTTTGAGGAACCTGTTAAAAGGGCTCCCAAGCAGGGCGCTGCTGCAACTCCATCTGGCAAGGCTAAACTTGCAAGTGTTATAGATGACTGGGCAGATGATAAAGGCAAGTAATGAGCTACGGTTACACCACTAGGTTGGTTCAAACTAACAAGGATGCAGATCGGAAGCTCTTGGGTGTACGATTGGGGCGAACGTGTATTAAGCGGAACGTTCCTGTCGTGCACTTGTCTCATACGTTGGGAGTCTCCAGGCAAACCATTTATAACTGGTTTTCTGGTACAAGTACTCCGCAAGCCCAATATGTGCCGCAAATACAAGAACTTTTACACAGTCTTATAAAACAAGACAGCACAGGCACCGGCGTCTACCTACTTCCTTAAACAGCAAATGCTGTTTTATTTACCGAGGGTTCTTGGGGGGTTAGTCTCCCTATTAATAACAAGATGGATGATTTTGATCTCATAACTACTGTGCAACCAGAGAAAGGTTGGTTTGCAATTCTGGGTATAAAAAATAAAAAAAATGTTAAACAACGGCTTGTAGCTACCAGAGAAGAACTAGACACTCTTACCCTCCAATTTGTTAAAGAAAAGCGTAATGTATTTTTTGGTTTAGCCAAATACATTACAGGAGATAATCGAACACAGCTCAATGTACACGGATTAAAAGCTTTTTGGCTCGACATTGATTGCGGCCCCGCTAAAACTGCCATCAATGAAAAAACAGATAAACCCTTCGGGTATATAGACCAATCTACGGGGGGTGCAGCACTTAAAGGCTTTTGTACTCTCGTTGGCTTACCCAAGCCTATCATCGTTAACTCAGGGCGTGGGCTTCACGTTTACTGGGCCTTAACTGAAGAAGTATCTCCTGAGCAATGGCAACCTGTCGCTGACCGCTTGCGTCAACTTTGTGTTATCCACGATCTCTATGTGGATGGCAGTGTCTTTGAAACAGCACGAGTGCTAAGAGTCCCAGGTACGTATAACTTTAAAGATGATCCCCCTACTAAAGTAGAAGTAATGTATAACGCTCCCTTAGTAGATTACACTACTCTCTACTCTATTTTAGAGGTAACAGAAAAACAAATCCCCACCTCACGACCCCACCTTACTGAAGTTAACAAAGCTTTTTTTAAAGACACCGTATCCAGATTTAATAAAATTATGATACGCAGTGCAAAAGGAGATGGTTGTGCCCAACTTCTTGACTGCTACGAACACCGGGCTACCTTGGAAGAACCTCGCTGGTTTAATGCTCTCTCCATTGCTAAATTTTGTGTAGACAAAGAAGAAGCTATACACAAGTTATCCCAAGACCATGCCGAGTATGACTACTATGATACCGAACTTAAAATCCAACACATCGTCGGCCCGCATACATGCAAACAATTTGACATAATAAACCCTAGCGGGTGTGAAGACTGCCCCCACCAAAACAAAATTACAAGCCCTATTCAGCTAGGACGAGAAATAGTACACGCTACAAAAAACGATAACGTCATAACTTTCCCTACCCCTGAAGGGGAAAAAACTACCCATATAATTCCTGATTACCCTGCTCCTTTTTTTCGGGGAAAAAATGGGGGTATTTACTACATGCCCCTAAAAGACGAAGCAGAACCCATTCGTGTTTATGAGCACGATCTCTATGTGCTTAAACGAATGCGTGATCCCATACTAAGGGATGTAGTGGTTATGAAATTACATTTACCACGAGATGGAGTTAAAGAATTTGTATTAAGTAATGCTCAAATTATGGACAAGAATGAGTTGCGCAAACAACTTGCCAGTGAAGGAGTTATATGTGGACTTAAAAAATTTAATTTGTTAGTGGAGTACATCCACGCAGTAATAAAGGACTTACAGTATCAAAAGAGTGCAGAAAAAATGAGAAGACAATTTGGATGGATGGATAACAACAGTAAATTTATTATTGGGGACAGAGAAATTTCACGCGATGGTATTTACCACAGCCCCCCTTCTTCTATTACTGCGGCAATGGCTGACCATATGCAGCCTAAAGGTTCACTGGAAAAGTGGAAGGAAGTCTTTGCTCTTTATGGTAAACCTGGACTTGAACCCCACGCCTTTGCAGCCTTGACTGCCTTTGGTTCTCCCCTTTTAAGATTCCTGGGGCAAAACGGAGCAATCATTAACTTAATTCATCCCAGTTCTGGTACAGGTAAAACTACAGTGTTGCATATGTGCAACAGCGTGATGGGTAATCCTGAAGGACTTTGTGCTAACTGGAGTGATACCTTAAATGCCAAACTTATGCGCCTTGGAATTTATAACAATATTGCTTTCCCTGTAGACGAGATGACTAACATTAAACCCGATGAATTTTCTACCTTGGTTTACAGTATGTCACAAGGAAGAGGAAAAGATAGGCTTAAATCTCAAGGCAATGAGTTACGCATTAATCTTACTTCATGGCAATCTATTTCCTTATGCAGTTCCAATGCTTCTTTTTATGAAAAAATGGCATCTGTCAAGACAGCTCCAGATGGGGAGATGATGCGGTTGTTGGAATACAAAATAGATTACACCCCCATCATATCTCCTGAAGTTGCTAAAGCCATGTTTGACCACCAGCTTAGAGAAAACTACGGTCACGCAGGGCCTATTTATATAGAGTGGCTCGTGAACAACTTAGAAGAGGCACAGGACGCTGCTCTGGATGTTCAGCGTAAAATAGATACAGAGCTTAAGCTTACACAGAGAGAACGTTTTTGGTCAGCAGTTTTAGCTGCTAATATTACCGGAGGTTTGATTGCTGACAGACTAGGCCTGTTGGATTGGGATTTAAAACCCATTTACAAATGGGCAACTAACATGGTTACTGGATTACGTGGAGATGTAACACCACCTACCACTAATGCTTCTGCCCTAATAGGGGATTACATAAACAGACATGCACAAAATATTCTAGTAGTAAATGATAGCGCAGATTTACGTTCCCAGATGCCCGCACTTCCTTTATTAGAACCTAAAGGAGAACTCCTTATCCGTTATGAGCCAGATACTAAGAAAATGTTTTTGGCTGCCAACGCTTTTAAAAATGATTGTGTAAAATATCAGGCCAATTATAAAGATACTCTTAAACAACTTTCTTCTAAAGGATATTTCATAGGCACACTTAACAAACGTTTAGCCAAAGGAATGAAAATTGTTTCCCCTGGTGTGCATACTTTAATGTTTGATTGTTCAGGCCCTGAATTTTCAATGGATGGCATTGTGTTGCCTGGGACTACCAATGAGAGTGGAGAAAGTTAGTTACAATATAAACTGGAGAGCCTTTAAGCGTGGGACTTCCTTTTTTATTCCCTGCTTAGATTGTCGCAAAGCCAAGAAAACTATTTTAACTACGATCACCCGATTGAAATACAAAGTTGTAACCAAAGTGGTTATTGAAGAAGGGGTAAGAGGTTTACGGGTGTGGCGGATTTAGTTATTCGCATCCCAATTAGCAAAGGGGTTTTCAGTAGGGCGTTTACGGTCTTCACTCCAACCAGCCTCAGAACGGGGAGTAATTTGTTGCAAACTTGTAGCTCTTGACGTTAAGGACGCTTCTATGTTTTCGTTTTCAATAGGATAAATCTTTCCGTACCGATCATTATACTTTCTTATTAACTCCCGTTGTTCTTGACGAATTTCCTTTAACCTTTCTTCATCATCTTTATAGTTTAATTTCTCTGCTTCTTGATATAACTTGTAATACGCCTCGGTAGTGGCTAGTCTTTTATCAGCTACCATATAGCTTAATTCCTGAAGCTGATAAAGTTTTTCACGCATAGCGGCTATTTCCGTAATAGAAAAATTTACTGCCAGTGCCACCTCTTCATTAATTTGAAAATATTCTGCACTAAGATCAATCTGATCGGCATATTGTTTCAATACTTTTTGTGCCGTTGTTCTTTCAGGAAAACCCCCCGCTGGTGCATCTTCACGGGTTAAAATTCCCTCCTGACTAGCTTCTATTGATTTAACTGGGCCTTTAAGTAAAGCGGGTAAGAAAGGTTTTATCCCGTCTACAAAATTACCCTTCCCCAAATCAGCAATACCAACTATTGTCTCCATGAGTACTGCGCCCGGTGCTCCCAAGTACCAATCATATATTAACGCTTCTGTTCCCGCACTTATCTCACTGGGTTTTGCTTCTGGGTCTTGGAATGCTCTCAGGAAACTATCTGGTATACGCTCACGTAATCCCATTCCATCTAGTCTAAGTGAAGCTGACCAGTTCCATCCAGTTAACGCGGAAATTGGCCCTTTCTCCATACTCAGTACTAATAAATCAGCAGCGTCAGGAGACAATCCCATTAGTTCTGCAATCATGCTGTTCTCTCCAAAATAGGCTGGTAAAAATTCTGCGTTAAACCAGTACTCCAGGTTTACGTTTCCCATCGGGTTACCACTACCTGCCGTGTCCCATTCACGAATTTTTTCCCTGTAATCTTCATCTTCTTCATCAGGTTCAAACAGCCCTCTCATAACTTCAGCTAAAGAGAACGCCCATTTTCTTCCCCACAACCCATTGATTCCGGCAAACATAAAAGTCATAAGCTGGATTCCAAAAAATACCTGTAGAGCCTGAATGCGTGTTTTGTTAGGTAATCCCACCAACACCCCTTTCAAAAGTTTAGCCATTCTATAATAGGCCTGGAAAGTGTAGGTCATAAACTGAGTCATCAACCGCCGTATGGGTTTTTTCATCCAACGTGGTTTACTTTGCCGTTTATAATCAAACAACATTGTCTCATCTAAATCCTTAGCTTCATTAACAGCTATTTCATAAGCTTCCCCATCAGTTTTACCTGCTTTTTTATTCTTGTTAAAACTTAGTTCAAAAGAAGACATAAACATTACTTCGCGGGTAAGTCTTTCTGAGTTCCTAAAAAAACTTGTAGTAAAATTCATCGCAATGCGTGGGCCAGCTTTAATCCCTCTTCTATTGTCTGTGGGAGTACCGGCTT